TATCAAAATCTGGATGATCAGAACTAACCTGCTTTTGACCACTATTTCCTGCAGCACCAACAAATATAACACCAGCATTAATTAATTCATCCAATGCCTGTGTTGTTGAATTTGGTGGATGTTCTCCTTTCATTCTATAACCATCACCATAATATCCAACCCATCTCATAAATCCTGGTTTGGTATTCAGAGAACTGAAGGGACTACGTGATGAAGAAGAAGTATAGGATACTCCACTTGCCCCACGGTAGTAATAATACGCATTATCAGAAGGAATTGCACGGTATCCCCAACTATTAGAACTGATTGTAGGATCCTTTGTTCCATATTCTGAATTAACAGGTTTCATTTGATGGAACAATTTCTGAGCATCAAAACCTGCTTCGATACCAGAACTAAATGATCCATATAAATTCAATACCCACTTGTTTGCATTATATGCCCACCCTTGTGTTCTACCAAAAGTTGCAGCAGCACACTGAGTTCCATGAGTGCTATTATAAGCAGTACTAGTGTTTGATCCATTAGAATTGGCTCTAGTATAAGAAGTACTAACCAAAGCAGTTCCAAAAGTGGTAAATCCGACTGAACGATATGTAGTAGTGTTATTTCTCCACCAATTCACTGCAACACTACTAACAGGAACAACTGTTCCATCCCATCTAGTTTCTAATCTATTACCTGGATCAGCATTAAAAAAGTCTGGATCAATATAATAAGGAGCATCAACAATTAAATCAAGTGCATAGCATCTTCCATTTGGATTGAGAACATTACCCTCAATCATGTCTTCGGGACCAAAGATATATGGATCACCATCAGAGTTTACAGTATTCTTGTTGATATCAGCAACATCAGATGGATTATAAAATTCAATATGTCCTAACCAAAATCCTTCGTCAGCAACAATTACATCCACATTTTTACCTGTGGAGAATTTTGGGATTCTATTATTAAAAATACTTGCCGCAGAACTTGTAGAATTTCCTTGCGAGAATACCCAGGGGTCTTGCTTTTGTGAATGACGATACAATTGAAATCCACTACGAGTCATAGTTTTGTAATCAGTCGCTCCACCAGTGGTTGTAAGTTGACCAAATGGTTGCCATGCACGATAATGAGTGGTTACACCAACGTATCTAAAATCCTGAACTGCTGCTTGAAGTTCTAATGCTGGTGGTGAATAATCTTCCCTTGCCTCATGGCAATATGATACCTTCTCATGTGCCCCAACAAGTGCAGCTTCCTCATCTGTTAAGAGATAGACTGCTCTGGTAGGACTATGTTCTTTTAAATCATCAACAGCAATAGCATCAGATGGAATATTATCCTCTAGTGTACCATCCTGTGTCAGAACTTCATGAATGTACTGCCAATCTTCTGGGGCAGTACATCCAACGGAGTAACGCTTCTTTTCCATATCTTATCAGAGCAGAGTTCCTCTAGAGAATCTATATGTAGTTATACCAGTTGTCCCAGTCAGTGGTGTCATCTGTAGTTGACATGTACCACCACTTAATGTAGAAGCAAAGGATACAAGTGGATCTGCAGAAGAATGCATAATTGCAAATTCATTTGAATATGCAACACCACCACCCTGCATTATCAGAACTTTCTGAGACTGCATACCATTTGCATGATCAATATGAAGAGTATATTCTGCTGTTCTAAATGGAGTTGTAGATACATTAAATTGATCTACTGTAACAGGTGTGCCTACAACAGCAATGAATGTACCAATTCCTGCTTCTACACCATAAGTCTCTACTTGTAAAGCAGTCTTTGGATTATCAGTCTTTACACCAACAGAAGATAGTGTGTGAATTCCAGATACATTATCAACAAACTTACCACCACCACCAGTAATTGATATTGTTGCAGTCCCACTAGAAAATGTAGTTGTAACAGATGTTCCCACAAAATTAATTGTTACTGCTGTTCCAACAACACTTCCCTCATCTTGAACCACTACACCAGATCCAGAGGCAACAACTCCTGTCAGATTTGAACCATCACCATAGAAGGTTGTTGCAGTAATATAACCAACTGCATTAACGTTTCCACCAACTGTCAGTCTTTCATTTGGAGATGTTGTATTTAAACCAACAAATCCCTCTGTAGCACCACCAGGAGCTCCACCTTTAATGGTAACATAATCATCAGTATTAATCGATCCACCTGCTTCAGATTGTATTTTAAAGTCAGGTGTATTGTTAAACGCTCTATGCCTAAAGAAGAAACTATTACCAAGACTAGAATCAAACTCCAGGTAGGCATAATTTTGAGATGCATCTATATCCTGGAGTTTCAAGACAGGAGTATTTCCAGTAACACTAATATCATCGCAGAAAATGCTGCTTACATTAATAGTAGGCGTTCCTGATAAATTTTGTGCAAATGTTGCAACACCAGCAACATCAGCATAAGAAGTACCACCAATATTTACATTACAAATTCCATTCAGAATACTTGCAGTGACTTGATTACCAGTAAAATTAATTGTCGCTGCAGTTCCAAGAGGACTTCCCTCATCCTGAACAACAACTCCCGTGCCAGTAGCAGTAACACCAGTCAGTCCAGAACCATCACCAACAAACTGAGTTGCAGTTACAACTCCAGTGAAGAAGGTTGGTGTTTGAACGAATAATCCACCATGTCCATTTGTTGTACCAATGCCAACTCCTCCATCCATGCCAAACGCTTGGAGTGCCAGAGAGACACCACTATTAGAACGTATATTTCTTACATAACCATTATTAGAAATAACCAGACTACCTGTTGATCCAAATGGCATCCACAGATCACCACCATATAGTCTTACATCTCCAGCAATATCAAGAGAGTATGATGGATTTACTGGTAGTCCAACACCAATATTACCACCTACACAATAGATATCTCCCGACTCAAGTGTTCCATTAATATCTACATCATTGAATGTAGAAGTTCCTGTTGTATTAACACCACCACCACTTCCAGTTGCCGTAACAGTTACGGTTGCAATACCACCATTTACTACTGCAGATATTCCTGCACCAACAAAATCAATTGTTCCTGCAATTCCTAACGCAGAACCCTCATCATTAATATTAATTCCAGAAGCACCGACAGATACATTAGTCAGTCCAGAACCATCACCAACAAAACTAGTTGCTGTAAGGATACCACCAACAGTCGCATTAGTACTGATGGCAACAGTTGGTGCATTTAAACTTAAATTGCCAGGACTTTCTATGACTGGAGACGCTCCCTGGTCTCCAATCAAATTCAATTCCTTAGCGCCAAAAGCCTTATTCGCCATGATTCCTTTTTAGGTATTTATTAGTTTACAACCCCTTATCGTAATTCCAGACCCAGGAGTTATCTTTATAGTTTCTTCTTTGGGAGTAGAAGATCCAGTATCAGTCTCACTACCCGTAAGAGCATCCCATATAACAACAGCATCCATCCCCTGAATAGATCTTGAGTCACTCCAATCAGTAGATGTAGCACTATCTGCTTCTGGACCATAATAAAACACAGTAGAAGACTGTATTCCTACTGAATTTTGCAACCAATTCTGAACATCAAATCCATCCCAACTACGATTATGTTGCAACTTAGTTGCAATAAGACCACATGCCACTGGACATGCAGCACTTGTTCCATTAAATGATTGGTCTTTGTCTAGGCTTGAATTTGTCGTGTCATATCTAGCATATTGTGTTGGTGGAGTTGTATCACCAGATGCTGCCAAAGTTTCATCTGCAGGAGCAAACAGTGGGATAAGATTACCCATGTTAGTATATGTTGCCATCTGCTCTCTACCGCCAGATATATTATCATCAAGGGCAGCAACAGGTATTGTTGGATAAATTGTGTTACCTTGACCATCGTCAGTGGCACCAATTTGACCAGGAAATCCTTGCCTATTAAATGTATTATATGCAGTATAACCAAATATTGATCTAGTGGCAGAGGTTAAGTTAGTATTTGCCGTTGATGCCCAGTAATTATTATAATCTGGATGAGTTGATTTTACTAATTTTTGTCTGGTATTACCTGCGGAGCAAACAAATACAACTCCCGCAGCAATCATCTCATCACCTGCAGTGACCATGGAGTTTGGAGCATACTCAGATCTTATAGAAGATTGATACGTATTATTCATAAATGCAGGTTTGCTACTGTACTGTACACCAGTTCCACCTGTAGCACCTTCGCGGTAATAGTAATATCCAGAGGACAATACACTACCACGATACCCAAAACTATTACTACTTACTGTAGGATTTCTATTCCCATAAGTAGAGTTTATAGGTTTGTTCTGGTGAAATATTTTTGTTATGTCAAGATATTGTTCAGTGCCAGATCCATATGTGCCATATGCATTAATGAACCACTTTTGAGAATTGAATGCCCAACCATGAGTTCTACCATATGTAAGACTTGCACATGGAGTTCCATGATATCCACCATTAGTATGAATAGCAGTATCACTTCCATTGCAACGATCTCTAGTATAATTACTAGTTACGCTAACTGTTCCAGCATCTTGAAATTGTACGGACCTATTACCAGAAGTACTCCACCAAGCACGAGCCTCTGATTCTGTAGGAACTGTTGTCCCATCCCAACGAGTGGTGAGTCTATTTCCAGGATCAGCATCAAACCATTCTGGATCAATGTAATAAGGAGCATCTAGAACTAAATCTAGAACATCACATGTTCCAGAAGAATTTAGAGCATTACCACCAACATAGTTTGTTGGATTAGATGCATTTGGTGCATTCCTTCTAAACTCAGAATGACCAAACCAACAACTTTCATCAGCAACAATTACATCTACATCAGATCCATCACCATAATAGTCTAATCTACTCGTAAATATTGTATTATCATTACCATTATCTACCCATGGATCATCCTTCTGCATACAACGGTAAAGTTGAAAAGATGCTCGATTGAGGTCTGAAGAACTTCCAGTTAAAAGACCACCCCAATCACGATACTGATTTGCATTAGATCCATATCTAAAGGTTTTGCTAACATTATCAACTAGGTCGTTAGGATCTGGAGCAAAAGTACCCAGATACTGTGAGCAATCTACGTGAACATATCTGACTCTAGGATCTTCCTTTAAAGTCTCTGCTTCCGCATCAGTTAGATAATATACACCTCTAGTAGGACTATGAGACTTCTCATCATAACATTCTATACCATCATCAAGAAGACTAGAGTGAATAGAATTCCAATCTTCTTGAGTATGACCCGCTAAAGCATATAACTTTTTTCCATCACCTGCAGGTAATTGTGGTTCTGTTAGTTTCCACTCAGAGTATAAGAATTGAGAATTATGAATTAATTGATTAGATCCAGTATGAATCACCTATCAGACTCCTTCTACTAAATTCTTCGTAAAGCGATATGTAGTTACGCCAGATATACCAGACTCTGGTGTTGCCTTGATTAAGATATTTCCTCCACTGTATGTAGCAGCGATAGACACCACTTGTTCTGGATGATACATGATCGCAAACTCTTGAGAGTATGCAGTTGTATCAATACCTGCTCCACCATCATGCAGAACCAAGACCTTTTGAGTTTGCCTATAAGTTCCAATTCCCAATGTAATTAGATATTCACCACTTGAATAAGTAGATGCAGAGAAGGAGTCTATTTGAACCTCAACACCAGGAGTAGCAGCAAATGTTCCCACACCTGTTGCTAATCCACCACCAGAAGATGTTACTGTAACAACACCAGCAGAAGAAGGAGATACGGAAAGATTATCAGCAAAGTTGATAATTGTAGCAGCAGCACCAACGCTGGAACCACTATCTTGAATAGCAACACCAGATCCTACTGCAGTCACTCCAGTTAATCCAGATCCATCACCAACAAATTGAGTTGCAGTTACGACACCAATAGCATTGATACCACCAGTTACTAAAGTCTCAGTAGTACTGATTCCACTTGCAGTAGCGTTGATTGTATAAACACCACCTAGAGTACCAATAGTAACTCCAGTTCCAGCAACAATCGAAGTAGGAATACCAGTCAGTCTTTGACCAGATCCAGAGAAGTGCAGAGCGGTAATGATTCCTGTTGCACCACCAATACGGACATTATTAGATACCCACAGTTCATTGATTCCTGGGTTGAACTGCAGAGCACCAGTATCAACCATGCTGCGAACGTACTGGTTACCACCAACTGCAGCTTGTAGTGTAGGAATATTATAGAATTGGTTGTCATCAACAGACTCATTGATGTAGAACGGTCCATTGAATCCAGTGGTTGCTGTGATAACATTAGCAGTAATAATACCAGCAGCAGTAATATTCTCATTTACCTTCAGAGATCCACCAACATGTAATCTCTCTTCAGCAACTGTGCTACCGAAGGATACGTATCCATGATTATAATCACCAGGAGAACCACCCTGCATATACATGAGGTACTGAGTAGCGTTAACACCGCCACCTGCTTCAGACTGCCAGATGAAGTGTGGAGTATTTGAGAATGCTCTAGTTCTAAACAGCAGCGCAGGACCAGCAGAACTGTCATACTGCATGTATGCATAGTTCTCTGCATTATCAGAATCTTGAACTCTAAGTGTAGGTGTAGGTCCTTCAACACTAAGGTCATCCCTTACAGTAACTCTGTCCCCGAAGGAAGAAGTTTGACCAGCACCAACAAATAGTCCACCAGTTGTATTGATCTCACCAACAGTGATGTTTGGAGTTCCCGTAAGGTTGGAAGCAATACCAGCAACAGCAGCATATCCAGAAGTTACCGACTCAGTTGCATAGTTTGCAGTGCTTGCAACACCAGCAACAGAGGCGTAGTTTGCAACACCAGTAAACGTTCCTTTAAACTCTGCTGCGGTGACAACACCAGTAATATTTGTGTCTCCGTTGATCTGAAGGTTGCCGTAAACAGTAGCACCTATACCTGCAGTAGAGAACTTAAGTACATTATTATAGTATAGATTTGCTTCCGCATTTGCTTTGAAGGAAGCTCCAAGCTCAGTTGCAGTTGCTCTAATGTATACGCCGTCTGTACCAGTATTGGTAAGATAGAGAGCACCATCAAAGTCATTATTTTTAATGTGGAATCCAGTTGCACTGCTGTCAGTGCCCCAGAAGATATCACCATAATCACTACTACCGAGAGATCCAAATCTTGCAGTAGCGGAAGAGTCATAAGTAAACGTATATCCATTACTCATGGATACATTCTGAGTAATTGTATTACTCAAATATCCAGCAAAGCTTGGTGGGGTATAAGTAAATACACCAGAGGTATTGTCATAAGATAGAGAAGCAATACCAGCAACTGCAGTGGTTACAGACAGATCAGACAGTCCAATACCTGTACCACCAGCACCAGTAAGGTCTGCTGCTGCTTGCCACTCACTACCAGACCACTTCAGAACCTGACCAGCAGAAGGAGTTGGTGCGTTTACATCAAGAAGACTGTTAAGGTTGGTAGCACCAACACCAGTCAGTTGAGAACCATCACCACGGAAAGATTGTGCAGTTACAATTCCAGTGAAGGTTGCACTAGAAAGTCCGACAATATCATTAGCAATTACTCTTCCAGAGAATGTACTGATACCGTTAACATTGAAATTATTGACAATATCAACCTGGTTGACATCAGAATCCAGATAAAGGGGACCACCAACTGCATAAATGTTATTAGTGCCAAAGGTTCCAAGTCTAAGATTACGGAATTCAGCACTAGTACCAGTTATAATACCTGCTCCAATATTGCCACTAGTAGTAAAGTTAGCAGTGCCGATAGAGACATTACCTTCAGTAGCATCATAATTAACGAGTCTTAACCAATTACCACTGTGTGCAAAGTATGCTCCACCAGTGGAGTGAACATGGGCGAATGCACCATGATAATCTGCAGCACTAGGGAGAGCACTTGGATCAGCATACAGGAAGGGAATGATGTTGCTTGTAGCAGCGCCGACCATACGATCTGCTGTCAGAATACCTACAACACCAGCACCAGTTGCAGTAGTAGAGAATCTAAGGGTTGGGAAATCACCAGAGACACAATGATAAAGGTCTACTCCACCCCATCCACTATTGAATACAGCAGATCTTCTACCTCCACCATCTTGGATTGTAAGTTCTCCACCATAGAACTCTCCAGTAGGTCTAGCACCATGGCGAATGACTGCAACAGATCCAGCAGTATTACTAGATGCAAGATCTAACCAGCTAGTGGTTAGAAAGACTGGATTACCAGTCTCCGTTTGATAGATACGAATATCTTCATTGTCGCCAATATAAATTCTCTCTTTTGCGTAAAGTCTGGAACCAGACAGCATTGTAGAACCAACGCTGAGGTATCCATTAGTTACAGTAACTGATCCAGTAAAGGCAGCACCAGCAAGGGATGCCTTGGTTCCAATCAGATTGGTAGTTGTAGTTGCAAAGTTAGGGTCATCTCCGAGTGCCTGAGCCAACTCATTGAGTGTATCCAAAGTCGTTGGAGCCGAGTCCACCAGATCAGCAATCTGCTGAGTGACAAACGCAGGAGTTGCAATACCACTTAGGTTAGAACCATCACCATAGAATGCACCAGCAGTGATTATTCCACTTGTAACTACACTTGTACTGCTACCAATACCGAAGACAACGTTACCAAAATCAGTAATCTGCCCAGTGGTAATTCCAGTCAGAGATGCACCACTTCCAGAGAAGGAAGTTGCATAGTGGGTTCCATATGTAGTTGCACCTGCACTGATAATCTCAAACTTATTGAGATTATTGTAATACAAAGAAGCACCTTGATCCTGATCAAACTTAGCAGCAAACTCTGCATTGTTGTACTTAAGTTCAATATTTGGACCATTGGTATTGAGAATTAATTTACCAGTACCCAGTTCAGAGATGTAAGAGTCAGCACCATCATGGAAGATTTGAAGATCGCTTCCTGTGCCGAAGACTGCCTTTCTATTATCAGCGAAGAGAGCGTTCGTATTAAATGTAGTAATACCAGTGAATATAATATCACCACCAGTAAATACAAGATTGGTAAGTCCAGAACCATCACCAACAAAAGATGTAGCAGTCAGAACACCAACACTCATACCACGAGTTGTGGTATTACCAAGTGCAAGAATACCGTCAAGATTCTGTGCTTCAGCAGTCAGATAAGTATTGCTGTCAACAGATCCATCCGCTTTAAGGAACTGTGTGGCAAGACCATCTGGTCTCTTAATCTGACCTGCAGTCAGTATACCAGTTACAGTAATAGATTCTGTACTAATACTAGTCGTACCAACACCAGCAGATACCCCAGTCAGTTGAGATCCATCACCATAGAAGGTAGTACCTGTAATAGAACCTGCAACAGATACATTAGAGGAGTCCAGAGACAGAGCAGTAAGGACACCAACAACCTTTACATCACCAGAGAAGTTACCAGTATCTCCTGTGAGATTATCAAGTTGAGTAACTTTAGTCTCAGACAGTGTTACTGATCCAATTCCAATACTGTCATTGTCACCATCAATAACGATAGTTCCAGAACCGACAGTCAGCAGTCCAACTACTCTTACGTTACCATCAACTACCAAAGCAGTGGTTGCACCACCAACGGTAACTTTACCCGCAAAGGTAGATACACCAACACTCATTCCGATGTTAGAAGTATTACCAAGACCCATTACATTGTTCAGGGTCTGAAGTTCTGTTGTAATACCAATAGGACCAACATCAGAGAACTCAAATTTTCTAGATGTATGGTTGTACTTCAGATACTTACCATCATAGGCAGATGGATTAGTTGCAATACCAACAACATCATCAAGATACTTCAGTTCTACTTCACCACCGCCACCAAGGGTAGCAAGTTGGGTAGAGATCCTATCCAGGTATAAAGAGTAGTGTTGCTTTAACTGATCAAAAGTTACAAAGTCAGTATTAGCAAGTGGATCTCCGCCCTGAGGAGAACCGCTAGGTTCGTTAAGGAATCCCTCAGAGATTCTTTCACTTAGCTTACCATATACTGTGAGGATCTCGTCCAACTTCTGCTCGATGGCAGGAATGTTGGGGAACATGTTCTCATTGATATTCTCAACAAGATCATCACGCAATTTATAAAACTCAACATCAATGTTTGCGAGATGTTGATCTACCCTTTGAAGTTGCTTAAGTTCTCTCTTCTTCTCTACTGCTTCTCTAAGACTCTCAACTTCTTCTGCAATTCTAATCTTCTCTTCGCCAATCGCTTGTTTAAGCTTTTGTTGACGCTCTTCATAGAGAAGATTGACCATTTCATACTGGTCTTTTTCAGGGAAAAATTCCCTACGCCAATCAAACTTCCTCAACTGCTCCTCCATAGGAGCAGCAGGAGTCTTGGCAGTCTCATTGAGAGCACCTGTCTTTTCTAACTCCTTATCCAGTTTCTTTAGATTCTCTTCAATCTGTCTGGATTTCTTCCCAAGTTTAAGAGACTTCCTGAAGGTGCCCATTAATATCCCAAAATATTACGTCTATGGTAATATTTATTATACAGTAATTTCGTAACTATGTCATCTAAATAAATGCGTATACTATGTTTGTACCATGCAAAAAATTATCAATGTCATCGCACTCGCGTCTGGTCTTGTATCTCTCTCCGTTGTTGCTAGTGCTGGTTATCTCTATGTTAATAAAGATACTTTAATAGAGAACGCCAAAGAAAATATAACTAAAGCAGCGACCGAAGCAATCTCAGGAGCACTTCCTGGGTTGATTGATGCAGCTATGCCAGAATTACCAGAAGTAACTGGTCCTGCTATGCCAACTACAACTGGTCCTTCTCTACCAATGCCATGAAACTCTGGAAGTCCGACGTAACACCTACCGAAGAAATGCCAATGGAACCACCAACAAAGAGAAGATCACCAACAAAGACTATTGCATTGGCATTAGGTGCTCTGGTTGGTATATCTCACATTGGGCTTCTAGGTTATGTTTTGAGACCACAGGAAACTGTGCATCAACCTCCTACTATCAATATCCCTCACGGTCCTTACTCATCTTATAGGATCAAAGCAGG